GGGGCAAACACCCGCAGGGCTCCATATCTGGGTGGGTTTTGAAAGCCGATTTTATAATTACGAAAGGTAATATATGGACCGAGAATTGATGGATTCCGACGGCGAAAACCGCGCCGTCCGTAGCTTCCTGATGCAATACGGCTACCCCGGCCTGACAGTAGGGGCGATGCGCGATCACATGCGCAGTTCCGGCTGGGAGGGCTACTGGCCCGAGTGGGTCGCGGACGCCCATTCAGCTGCGCACCTGACCAAAGCCGGCGCGCAGCTGTGGTTGCGATGCCTGTTCGCGCTGGAAGCTACGGCGTCCGCATGACCGTCCAAATGAACCGCGCCGAAATCGCCCAGGCCATGGGCGTCTCCGAGCCGACCATTGACCGCTGGCTGAAGGACGGTTGCCCCATCGTCCAGCGCGGCCGGCGCGGCGTCGCCGCCGTGTTCGACCTGCCGACCGTCATCCAGTGGCGCGTCGAGCAGGCGGCCCGCAATGCGGCAGGGGAAGCGCCCGACGGCCTGGAAGAAATCGAAAAGCGCACCGCCGCCGCCAAGATGCTGAAGGCCGAACTGGAACTGGCCCAAGCCCGTGGCGATGTCGCGCCCATCCGCGAGTTCGAACGCGCCCAGGCCAAGGCGTTCGCGGAGGTCCGCGCGAACGTCATGAACGTGCCACAGCGCGTGGTCATCCAGCTGCTGGGCGAGACGAACGAAACCCGGTTCAAGGAAGTGCTGCGGGGCGAACTGACCCTGGCGCTGCAGGCGGCTGCCGAAGCTGACCTGACCCTGGCAGACGAAGGCGACGACGAAGAATGACCGCCGTCGCCGCCGAAACCTTCAGCAACGCGGATGCCGTGCTGGCCGCGATCCGCCGGGCCGCCGTCAACCTGATCCCGCCGGCCGACATCCTGCCGTCCCACTGGGCGGAACAGAACGTGCGCATCCCGGTCGGCAATGCGATCCCAGGCCCGATTTCGTTCCTGAACGCGCCCTACCAGCGCGGCATGCTGGATGTCATCAAGGAACCCGGCATCCGCCGCGTGTCGTACATGACCGGCGCGCAGCTGGGCAAAACGACCATTCAGCAGTGCATCACGGGGTATTTCATCGCGCACGAGCCGCGCAGCCAGATTTTCGTCCAGCCGACGCAGGGCGACATCCAGACGTTCCTGGAAACCAAGCTGCGCCCCATGCTGGACGCGAACCCAACCATTTCCGACAAAATGGCGAAGCAGCGGGGCCGCGAGGGCGTCAACAACAGCCGCATTATCAGCTACGTGGGCGGCTGGCTCATGTTCAGCTGGGCCGGCAGCCCGAAGACCCTGCGCGGCCGATCCGCGCCGATCACCCAGGCCGACGAAATCGACGGCATGGACGCCACGCCCGAAGGCGATCCGGTTGAACTGCTGGCCCAGCGCGCCGCGACGTTCGGCGACCAGGCAATCCGCACGGAGTCCAGCACGCCGACCATCAAGGGCGAAAGCCGGATTGAAACCGGGTTTGATGAGGGCGACCAGCGCCGGTACTATGTGCCGTGCCCCGACTGCGACGAACCGCAGTGGCTGAAGTGGTCGCAGGTCCGCTGGAGCGGCCGGAAATCGACCAGCATCAAGGAAGCCGAACTGGACGTGGGCCAGGACCATCGGCCGGACACCGCCGTGTACGTGTGCGAGCACTGCGGCAGCTGCTGGGACGACGGCCAGCGCATCGCGGCGATCCGCACGGCCGAAGCCAAGGGCCACGGCTGGAAGGCCGCGAAGCCGTTCCGTGGGCACGCATCGTTCCACGCGCCTGAAATGCTTTCCACGTTCCGCCGGCTGGCTGCCATCGTCCAGTCGTACCTGGACAAGCTTGCTCTGGACGACATCCAGTCGTTCCAGAACGTCAGCCTGGGCGAAACGTACGAAGAAATCGGCGAAAAGGCCGACCCTACGACCCTGAAGGCGCGCGCGCAGATCGAGGTCTGGCCCGTGGCCGTGCCCGCTGGCGGCCTGTTTCTGACGGCCGGTATCGACATGCAGAACGACCGCCTGGAAGTCGAAATCGTGGCCTGGGGGCTGGGCGAGGAGTCCTGGTCCGTCGAATACCGCGTGCTTTGGGGCGACACGCTGCAGGCCGACGTATGGGAAGACCTGGAAGACATGCTGGCCGAAACCTGGCTGCACGAGTCCGGCGCGCAGCTGAGCATCGGCGGCGCGCTGCTTGACACCGGCGGCACGGCTGGCCACACCCAGCGGGCCTATGAATTCGCCAAGGGCAAGACGGGCCGGCGGCTGTTCGCCGGCAAGGGCATGGGCGGCTGGGGCATGCCCGTGGTGCAGGCACCGCAGCGCAAGCAGTCCGGCAAGCAGGCGCGCAAGGTGGACCTGTTCGTGGTCGGCGTGGACGAAGCGAAGCTGATCGTGATGCGTCGCCTGGCCAAAAACGAGTTCGGGCCGGGTTATTGCCACGTTCCGGCCGACCGCGAGGACGAATGGTTCAAGCAGATCACGGCCGAAAAGCTGGTGACGAAGTACCTGAAGGGCCAGCCGAAGCGGGAGTGGACAAAACCGGACAAGGCGCGAAATGAAGCCCTGGACTGCCGGGTTTATGCCTACGCGGCCCTGAAAATCATGAATCCATCGTTCAAAAGGCTGGCAGAGCGCCTAAAAGTGCCAGAAAACGTGAAATTTGGGCCGAAAACGGAGGAAAAACGGCCCGAAATCGAGGAAAAACGGCCCGAAATCACGCCAAAAACGCCCATAAAACGGTCCGCCGCAGCCGCGCAGCCGCAGCCTGCGGGAAACCCACCACAAGATGCAAAGCCCGCCCCGGCGGAAACTAAGCCCATTAAACGGTCCACCAAGGCACGAAAACAGGGTGGATGGGTGCATTCTTGGCGATAGGGCGACGTGAATTCGATTCTTCCGGGCAGTTTTTCTGCGGGACTGACATTTGAAGCCACCGCGACATCGACCGCGTACCCCGCCGCAGCCGGCTGGGTCTTCACGGCGATGTTGCGGGGGCCGTCCGCTATCGACCTGACCGGCACCGTCACCGGAAACCAGCACCGGATCGCCGCCACCGCCGCCGAAACGGCAGCCTGGCCGCCTGGCGACTACGCCTACACGATCCGCGCGACCAACGGCCCCGACGTGGCCGAAGTCGAGGCCGGATACATCACCATCAAGCCGGACATGGCCAGCCTGCAGGCTGGTTCGGAAATCCGCACGCACGCCGCCATCGTCCTGGCGAACATCGAAGCCGTGCTGGAGAAGCGCGCGACCCAGGACCAGCAGCGCTACACCATCAACAACCGCGAACTGTGGCGCACGCCCATCGCTGACCTGCTGCTGCTGCGGAACACATACCGCAACATCGTGGCGCAGGAACAGCGCAAGGCGCGGGGCCAGTCGGCCTTTGGCCGCAGCGTCCGCGTTCGCTTCGTCTGCCCGACATGAACCTGAAATTCTGGAAGCGGCAGCCAGCCGAAAAACAGCCGCGCCGGTTCGCCAACGCGCGGGCCGCGCTGCGTATGTTCGAAAGCGCGAAATCCGACCGTCTGACAGCCGACTGGGGTTCGCACCCCGTCCCAGCGGAAACCATCATCCGGCTGCACCAGCGAATCCTGGTGGCACGCTCGCGCGAGCAGTGCGCGAACAACGACTACGCCCGAAAATTCCTGGCACTGTGCCGCACGAACATCGTCGGGCCGCAGGGCGTGACCCTGCATGGCGAAGTGAAGCTGAAGGACGGAACCCTAGACGCCGAGTCGAACCGCGCCATTGAGGCCGCGTTCGATGACTGGGGGCACAAGGACACCGCCGACATCGCCGGGAAGAACAGCTGGCGCGCGATCCAGGCCGCCGCCGTAGTCAGCGCGGCAAAGGACGGCGAGTTCATGTTCAGGAAAATCTACGGGAAGAAAGCCGGCAAGTACGGTTTTGCCCTGCAGATGCTGGACCCGCAGCGCTGCCCGATTGACCTGGACCGTTTCGACCTGGAAGGCGGTAATTTCATCCGTTCCGGCATCGAATACACCGAATTCGGCCGTCCCGTCGCGTATTACTTCAACGTGGTGAAAGAGTCGCAGGCTTTCTGGAACTATCAATACGCCGGCAATTCATTTCACCGCATCCCTGCCGACGAAATCATCCACGGCTATCTGGAAGAAATTGTGGGCCAGAAGCGCGGCCTGCCTTGGATGGCCACGTCGCTGTTTCGCATGAAGCAGCTGCAGGGCTTCGAAGACGCCGCCATCGTTAACGCGCGCATCGGCGCGGCCAAGATGGGTTTCCTGCAGTGGGAAAACGGCATGGGGCCGGCGGACGCCGACGACGAGGCGCCGGAAATCGAAGCCGAGGCCGGCACGTTCCACGAACTGCCGCCCGGCCTGACGCTGAAGGAATTCAACCCGGCGTATCCGGCTGGCGAGTTCGGCCCATTCATGAAGCACGTTTTGCGGTCGTTCGCGGCCGGCGTCAGCGTGCCGTACAACGAACTGGCCGCAGACCTGGAAGGCGTGAATTTCAGTTCGATCCGCCAGGGCACGCTGGACAGCCGCGAGCACTGGAAGGAACTGCAGGAATGGCTGATCGAAAGCCTGATTCAGCCCGTGTTCGAATCCTGGCTGCCGCAAGCGCTGCTGCGTCGCCAGATCACGACCGAAGACGGCCTGGCCCTGCCGGCTGAAAAAATCGACCGCTATAAGGCCGTGTGCTGGCAGCCGCGCCGCTGGCAGTGGATCGACCCGCGCGCGGACGTGGACGGCGCAGTCGAGGCCATCAGCCACGGCCTGGCATCGCCAAGCCAGATCATCCGCGAACAGGGCCGCGACCCGCACGCCGTCCGCGTGGAAACCGCCCGCGACGTGCGCGCGATGATTGACGCCTATGTGGCCGAAGGCATCGACGAAAAGACCGCCACCGACCTGGTGTTGCTGGCCATGGGCAAGCCCGTGCCGCCGCCACCGAAGCCCGCTGCTGAATCCACCCCGAAAGCTACCTGATGGACAAAATTGCTACCCGTCTGAAAGAGATTTCCGAGCGTGGCGGCCTGCGACGTGACGCCACCGTGGCGAGCATCGACCAGGAAGCCCGCACCGTCGAGCTTGCGTTTTCCAGTGAAACCGAGAGCGTCGAACGCTGGTATGGCATCGAAGTACTGGGCCACGACGCCAGCGAAATCGACCTGACCCGCCTGAACAACAGCGCGCCGGTCCTGTGGATGCACAACGCTCGCGACCAGCGCGGCGTAATCGAAGCAGGAACCGCCCGCGTGGACGGCGACCGTATCGGCCGCTGCACGGTTCGGTTCTCCAAAAGCGAAGCAGGCGATGAGCTGTTCCGCGACATCGTGGACGGCATCGTTACGAAAGTCAGCGTCGGGTATTCGGTCAGCGGAATGAAGCTGGTCGAAGAACGCGATGGCGTGGACGTGTACCGCATCACGTCCTGGCAGCCCTACGAAGTCAGCATGGTCAGCGTTGCTGCCGATGACGACGTAGGCGTGGGCCGCAGCGCGGGAAACCCACCACAAGATGACGCCGGGAGCCCGGCGGATACTTCGTCAAAACCAGCAGTACCAGTTACCGTTAAGGACCATCGACACATGACCCCTGAAGAAATCGCAGCAAAGGAAGCGGCTGACCGCACTGCTGGCCAGAATGCGGAGCGCGAGCGCGTCCGCAAGATCACCGAAATCGGCGAGAAGTTCGGCCATTCCGATTTGGCGCGTTCGGCGCTGACCGCCGGCAAGAGCGTGGACGAGTTCCGCGAAATGCTGCTGGAAGCACAGAACCAGCGTGAGCAGAAGCCGCTGAACGAGCAATCGCGCCAGGCTGAAATCGGCCTGACCGACAAGGAAGCGCGCCAGTTCTCGCTGATGAACGTCGTTCGCGCCCTGACCGAGCCGACCGACAAGCGCGCCCAGGAAGCCGCCGCATTCGAATTCGAAGCGTCTCGCGCTGCCGCCGAAAAGGCTGGCCGCACCACGGAGCGCTTCATGATCCCGGCGGACGTTCTGACCCGCGCCATGAACAGCACGTCCGGCGGCGCGACGAACGCCGACACCGGCGGCTACAGCATCCAGAATGTGCTGCAAACGTCGTCGTTCATCGACATCCTGCGCAACAAGGGTCTGATGCTGAATCTGTGCCGCACCCTGGGCGGCCTGAAGGGCACCATCGATATTCCGAAGCAGACCGCAGCCGCGCAAGCGTACTGGATCGGCGAGGATGACGACGCTGGCGAAACCGGAATCGGCCTGGGTCAGATCACCATGTCGCCGAAGACGCTGGCCGCCTTCAGCGAAGTGACCCGCAAGCTGGTGAACCAGTCGAGCATGGATATCGAAGCCATGCTGCGTTACGACCTGGCTGTCCAGCTGGGCCTGGCAATCGACAAGGCCGTTCTGTATGGCATCGGCAGCGATCACCAGCCGCTGGGCATCACGAACCAGACCGGAATCCACGCCGTTCCGTTCGCCGCCGCTGGCGCTCCGACGTTCCCCGAACTGGTTTCGATGGAAACCAAGATCGCGCTGGACAACGCCGACGTGGACAGCATGCAGTACGTCGCCAACGCCGGCTTCCGTGGCTATGCGAAGACGGCGCTGAAGTTCCCGACCTCGTCCAGCGCCGAAACCATCTGGGAGCCGGGCGGCACCGTGAACGGCTACGGCTGCGGCATCACCAACCAGGTGAACACCGGCGATGTCCTGTTCGGCAATTTCGCTGACGCGCTGATCGGCATGTGGGGCGGTCTGGAAATGATGGTCGATCCGTACAGCGGCTCGAAGAAGGGCCGCGTGCGCATCGTCGTGTTCCAGGACGTGGACGTCGCTATCCGTCGCACCCAGTCGTTCTGCCTGGGCCGTAACGGCGTGACCGCGAACTAATCCGGCAGAGGGGCGGCTAGTCCGCCCCTCATCCCAAAGGAACAACCATGCAAGACACAGTTTATTTGGTCGTGCTGTCGGCGTTCATGCTGGCGGGCGAAATCGCCATGCCCGGCGAAGTGGTCGAAGTCACCAATTCGGAAGCGCGCGACCTGCTGGGCCGCAACCTGGCGCGCGTGGCGACCGAGGAAGACCAGCCCGACGTTGAGCCGGACGCGACCGATGAAGCCGAGCCGACCGGCAAGGCCAAGAAATAATTTCATTCCAAGGACATACCCATGCCCACCGTAAAAGCACTCGCCGTAAAGCCGGTCCTGGTTTCGCAGCCGCTGACCGCCAGCCTGAACGGCCCGGCGTTCGACCTGCTGCCATATGAAGACAAGGCCATCATTGCCCTGAACGCCAAGGCCATGACCGGCACCAGCCCGACCCTGGATGTGAAAATCCAGCACAGCGCCGATGGTTCGACCAACTGGGCTGACGTGGTGATTTCACCGCAAGCCGTCAACCTGGCGTTCTCGCAGGTAACGACCGCTGATTTGACCCAGCAGATCGAGTTCAACACCAGCGACCTGAAGCGCTACATCCGCGCCGTGGCCACCGTTGGCGGCACGAACCCGGTCGGTAACGCCGGCGTCACCATCGTGGCGCAGAAGCAGTCCGTCTAAGCCATGAACCCGGCCTGGGACGACCTGGACGACTTCCTGCAGCTGGACGACTTCGCCGTCCCTGCTGTCGTCCAGTTCCAGGCCGGCGGTACGCGCGACATCAAGGGCGTGTTTGACGACCCGTCCCTGACTGCCAAGCTGGGCGGCTACGACCGCGACGACAACCAGGTGACGCTGACCGTGAAGGTCAGCGATGCCGCAGGCGTCCGTCGCGGCGATGCCGTCACCGTGGCCGGTGCGACATACGACGTGCTGACCACGCCAAAGGCCGACGGCACCGGAATGGCCGCCATCATCCTGGCGGCGCAATGATCGAACTGGAGATTGATGGCCACCAGCTGGACCAGTTGGTCGTAGACTTGGCTGCCACAGAAGCCCAGGCGCGCCTAGCCCTGCGCAGCACGCTGAACAAGATGGCCACATGGCTGCGCGTGCGGTCGGTAAAAGGGCTGTCCAAGGAACTGAAAATCCAGCAGGCCGTGATCCGCCGTCGCCTGAAATCCGTCAAGTTCAAGCAGACGCCAGACGGCGGCGTGGCCAAGGTCTGGTATGGACTGAACCCCGTCGATCTGATCTGGCTGAAACCGAAGCAAACAGGGTCCGGCGTGTCGGCCCAGGGCGGCCGTGTCGTCAAGGGCGGTTTCATCGCCGAGCACCAGGTTTTCAAGCGCGTGGGCACGGCCCGGCTGCCGATCCAGAAGCAGAGCGACGCAATCGAAAAGCCGGCCGAAAAAACCATCGCCCGCGACGGCATCATGAGTGCCGAATTCGAGAGGCAATTCTGGAAAACGTTTGAACACGAACTGAAATGGCGGACACGATAACCGAATGCGATCTGGACGCGCTGCACGCGGCCATGGAGAACGCCATCGGGACGGCATTCCCGGCACTGAAGCGCGTCAGCTTCGATGAAATCGACCGCAACGACGTGCCGGTCCCGTGCTGTTTTCTGGACTGCGCTGACATGGATTCCGACCCCGACGCATTCGATCCTGGCACCGAGCAGCAGGCCATGACGGCGCGCTATGAGGCGCGATTTGTCGTCGGCATGCGCACGCCTAGGGCCAAGCAGGAAGCCCGCAAACTGGCGACGGCGTTCGCCGCGTTCCTGCGCAAGCAGCTGCGCTGGCCGCCGGCCAAGTCTGGCCCCGCCAAGGTCATCGGCTGCTACCGTGACGACTTCCACCCGGTCCTGGACCAGTACGAGGTCTGGCGCGTCGAGTGGACCCACGTTCTGCACTTCGGCCAGTCCGTGTGGGCCGACGACGGCTCGCCTGTGCCGACGACCGTTTTCCTGGGCATGGTCCCGGACATCGGGGCGCAGCACGTCGATGACTACGACCAGGTGCATCCATGATCGGCGAACTGGATCGCCGCCTGGCGAACATCGTCCGCGTTGGCACCATCGCCGAACTGGACGAGGCCAACGCGCGCGCGAAGGTGGATCTGGGAGACATCACCACAGACTGGCTGCCGTGGGGAACCACGCGCGCCGGCGGCGACCGAAGCTGGTCGGCGCATGAGGTCGGCGAACAGGTTATAGTGCTGGCCCCGTCCGGCGAACTGGCGGCGGCGGCCATCATGGGCGCGATCCCGCAGGACGCGCACCCTGCGCCGGCGAGCAGCAAGGACCACACCCGCTATCAGTGGGGCGACGGGGCGTTCCAGGATTACGACCGCGCCGGCCATCACTACGTCCTGGACATCCCGTCAGCAGGCGATCTGACGCTGCACGTTGGCGCGGCAACGCTGGTACTGAAGAACAGCGACATCACCGCGCACATCGGCAGCACGACCCTGAAGCTGGAAGCGGGCCAGTCCACGCTGACGACGCAACAACTGACCGTGGACGCGCCGCAGTCGCTGTTCACGGGCGCTGTCACAGTTCAGGGCGTTCTGACGGGTCAGGGCGGCATGGCGATGTCAGGCGGAACGGGCGACACGGCAACCATCAGCGGGTCGTTTAAGGTCACGGGCAGCACGAACCTGGCAGGCGTAACGTCGAACGGGCACGACATCGGCAGCACGCACAAGCACACTGGCGTGCAGACTGGCGGCGGGATCACGGGCGCGCCGCAGTAACGGGAAACCCACCACAAGAGGGAACCGCTGCCCCGTTCGACAATGGGGCAATGAACGGAACCCACGCGCTGACGGGCAAACGCCTGTCCGGCATCGATCACCTGTACCAGTCCATCACGGACATCCTGACGACGCCGATTGGCAGTCGCGTGATGCGTCGCGACTATGGCAGCAGGCTGTTTGAATTGGTGGATGCGCCGATCAATCGCGGCACGCTGGCCGATATCTACGCCGCCACCGTGGACGCGCTCGCGCGCTGGGAACCTCGCATCCAGGTCACGAAGGTGAAGGCTGCCAGCGCTGAGCCGGGCCGCGTCACGCTGGACATCACCGGGAACTATCTCCCTGACGGCACGGCCATCACGCTGGAAGGCATCATCGTTCAATAATGGCCAATACATTCACCACTGTGGACCTGTCGAAGCTGCCGCCACCCGATGTGGTGGAAACGCTCGACTTCGAAGCAATCCTGGCCGCGATGCTGGCCGACTATCAGGCACGCGACCCCGCGTTCACCGCCCTGGTGGAAAGCGACCCTGCGTTCAAGCAGCTGGAAGCCGCAGCCTACCGCGAAACCGTGATCCGCCAGCGCATCAACGACGCCGCGAAGGCGCTACTACTGCCATACGCGGCCGGCGCTGACCTGGACAACATCGGTGCGAATTTCAACGTAGAGCGCCTTCTGCTGGATGCTGGCGACGACACGGCGATTCCGCCCGTGCCGGCGACCTATGAGGCAGACGACGATTTCCGGCGCCGTATTCAGCTGTCGTTCGAAGGATATACGACCGCCGGCAGCGAGGGTTCGTATGTGTTTCATGCGCTGTCGGCAGATGGTGACGTGAAGGACGTTTCGGCCACCAGCCCGACGCCGGGTCAGGTTTGCGTGTACGTGCTTTCCCGCACCGGTAACGGCGAGGCCAGCGACGAACTGCTGGCGACCGTCAGCGCGGCCCTGAACGCCGATGAAATCCGTCCGATGACCGACAACGTGTCCGTATTCAGCGCAGACATCGTGGACTATGCCGTCACGGCCGAACTGGTCCTGTACCCAGGACCGGATGCGGAAGTGGTGCGGCAGGCTGCGTTGAACGCGGCAACGGCGCACGTCGCCGACATCAACCGCATGGGCATGGACGTGTCCGTGTCCGGACTGATGGCCCAACTGCACCAGCCTGGCGTCCAGAATGTGAACCTGTCGTCGCCGTCCGCTAACGTGGTCGTCACCCAGTCCCAAGCGGCGTACTGCACGGGAATCACCATCACCGTCAGCACGCTGCGCAATGAATAACGAACTGCTGCCGCCGAACGCGACATCGCAGGAAATCGCCCTGTCGGCCGCCTCGTCCCGCATCGGCGATGTGCCAGTGCCGCTGCGGACGCTCTACCAGCCTGCGGCGACCCCCTTGGCGACGCTGCCGGCTCTAGCGTGGTCGGTTTCGCTGGACGAATGGAACACGGACTGGACCGAAACGCAGAAGCGCCAGGCCGTCGCAGAGTCGCTGTATGTGCATCGGCACAAGGGAACCGCCGGCGCTGTCAAGCGCGCGCTGCAGGCGCTGGGTCTGGATGTCCAAGTTCAGGAATGGTTCAACCAGACGCCGGCGGGCGCGCCGTTCACATTCCGCCTGCTGCTGACCGGCGATCAGGTCGGATTTGATCATGATGCACTGCAGCGGCTGCTGTACGTGGTTGCGTCAACGAAAAACCTGCGCTCGCACCTGTCCGATGTCGCTACGAGCGTGGCGACGACGGCTGGCCCAACCGTCGGCGCGGCGGCCGTGCTGGGGAATGAAATCACTGTGGACGGCTTCCAGTACAGCCTGGTGGCGGATGGTTCGCGCAATGCCGACGGCGGCAATAAAGCAAATGGTTTCAAACTGAACTGAGGATTTCATGACGAATTTGACCGCTACGGCCGGCTGGGATGCCGTACCGCAGATTGACACGACGACCGCACTGCTGGGCGGGCCTGGCGGCCCACTGAACAGGCCGGCTCAGGCGCTTCTGAACCGCAGCGAATGGTTGCGCGCGCAGATGTCGTTCGTGACTGATCCTGCGTTCGCAGGTGGCGCAGACCCTTCCGGAGTTCTGGACAGTACGACCGCGATACTGGCTGCCATCGCAAGCGGTAAGCCGCTCGTTTGGCCTGAAGGCACGTATAAGCTGACGCAGCCGTTATCCATCACCAACGGGGGGCACTGGCTTGCTTTTGGCGCGGTAAGCCTATCGTTTTCTGGAATCTCAAGCGGCGCAGACTGGGTGTCGGTTTCTGGTGGAGCGCTGTACAAGCCAACGCACATCATCGGCGACTTCAGTATTACCGGCGACGGGTCGGGGCGCTATGGCTTGGCCCTGCTTAACGGCGATCACTGCCGCATCCAGGCCCGCATCAGCAATGCCGGCATGGAGGGCTTCGCCATCGTATGTGATGGGTATGACTGGGTGGAGAATGCCAGGCTGGATATCTACACGGAGGGGAACGGCAGGCACGGAACGCGGCTTGAGGTGAAGGGCAGTAACGGGGCATTCATCAACGAATGCGTGTTGCGTCTGGAAGTGCGAGGCGTCAGCCGCCGAGCGAGCGGCGGCAATGGCATTTATGCCGTTTGCTCTGGAACAGACGTTGGTTCGAAGATTTCGGCGCTTCATATCGAGGCCATCAACCTGGATGCAATGCGCGGAACGGCAGTGGCGAACGGTTTCGACATTGGGCAAAACCCGATTTATCTTGACTATGTGGCAGGCGGAACCAACAAATTTGAGGCGTGGGACATTCGCGGCGGCGGTTTTGAAACCACCAATGGATCGGATGACTTCAGGTCGCAATATCTGATCTACGCTGCTAGTGGCGTGGTTGCGGCTTACTGGGACGTGAGAGGCATTGTCCCTGCCAATTGGTCAAGCGGAGACGGTCTATATGGATTGATCGACGCTGTATTCCATTCATGCAAAGGAAATGGCGGGCTAGCATCTGTCACAACTTTTGGCAATGCCGGCATTGGCGTACAGGGCAGCGCCTGGGGGAGTGGCTTCCGCGCCATGGAAGTCGGCGCGGCAGGCAACGCACTGTTTTCATCGACTTCTGGCGCATGCAACAGCTTGTGGTCGACCAACTCCTATTTCGACGGCGGCAATTGGCGCTACGCGCGAAGCCAGCAGGCATCACATTACGAACAGGTTTCCGGAACCCACAATTGGAACGTTGCTGCGACTGGTACAGCAGGGGCTGTGGTTACGTGGAAACTGGCAATGAGCATTGATAACAATGGCAACGTTATTCAGCGCCCAAATGCTTCTGCCGCCCCGTCTAACAACGGCGACATGATGTTTGAGTTGACCAGCAACACGCAGTTAAAAATCAAGGTGAAGGGCAGCGATGGCGTTGTCCGCAGCACGAGCCTTACCCTGGCATAAGTGACCATACTGATGACAACTTATAAAACAATCCATACCACTTATGGCCTTCAGCAATTGGCCCAGGCTGAGGTAAGCGGCACTCCCATCAACCTGCCGCAAATCGCTGTCGGCGACGGCAACGGCAACGCCGTGACTCCGACCGAAGGCCAGACGCAACTGGTGCGCGAAATGTATCGGGCTGCACCGAACCGCGTTTATCCTGACCCGGCCGACACCACGCGGTTCATCGCTGAAATCGTTATCCCAGCGAGCGTCAGCGGTTTCACGCTGCGCGAAATCGGCATCTTTGACGACCAGGGCGGCCTTTTCGCAGTCGGCAACCTGCCGGAAACCTACAAGCCGACGCCGTCGGATGGGGCGTTTACGGACACTGTGGCCCGTATGGTGTTCATGGTCACGAACGCGGGCGTCATCGTGGTCCAATTGGATCCGAACGTGGCTGTCGTCACGCAGACCTGGATCATGAACAACGTCACTCCGGCCACGCTGATCCCTGGCGGCCTGACTGGGCAGATTCTGACGAAGGACAGCAACGCCGCCGGCGATTTCAGCTGGCACGACCCCACGGACGTGAACGTGGTCGTGGACACAATCGAGGAAGCGCAGACGCTGGTGGCCAGCCAGACCGTCGTGGACCTGACCGTGACGAACACCATTGGTCTGGCCGTCTACGTGGAAGGCGTGCGCCTGGTGCGCGGCACCGAATGGACGCCACACGCCACGATCATGACGCGCCTGACACTGAGCCAGTCCTATCCAGGCGGGACCAAGCTGGTCGCGGTCCAGAACGAACCGGCCAGCCACCTGGAAGCGGCACTGCAGCAAGACCAGAACCTGTACGACCTGCAAGACAAGGCCGTCGCGCGCACGAACCTGGACGTGTACAGCAAGGCCGAGAGCGACCGCCTGGCCCCTGTCAGCCAGGTTGCCTACTTCGCGCGCACGACCGCACCGACGGGCTGGCTGAAAGCGAACGGCGCAGCCGTCAGCCGCACCGCCTATGCGGCGCTGTTCGCGGCCATCGGGACGACGTTCGGCACGGGCGACGGGTTCAACACGTTCAACCTGCCGGACCTGCGCGGCGAGTTCCTGCGCAGCCTGGATGACGGGCGTGGGGTTGACGCCGGGCGTGCGCTGGGCACCAGTCAGGCCAGCCAGAACCTGGCGCACACGCATACTGGCACCACGGACAGTGCCGGCGCGCACACGCACAACATCCCGACCTTTGCGCGCGACGGCAGCACGAACGGTTCGACGGGCGATGGTGGATCGAGCCGCACCTACACGTCCGTGACCGACTCGGCCGGCGCGCACACGCACCCGTTCACGACCGCGAGCGCCGGCGGCGCGGAAGCCCGTCCGCGTAACGTTGCCCTGCTGGCTTGCATCAAATACTGACAGAAGCCATGACCACGAAAATTGTTTATCAATTCAGCCGCGCCGGCCTGTATGTCGGCGAAACCATGGCGGATGAAAGCCCACTTGAAGCCGGCGTGTGGCTGCTGCCTGCCTACACCACCGAGGCCGCGCCGCCGGCCGAAGTCCCTGCCGGCCAAATCCCGAAGTGGAACGGGGCCGCATGGGAGCTTGTCACCAAACAGCCTGAGAAATCCGCCGCCGAACTGGCGCTGGAAAAGCTGAAGGCATTCATGGCCGCGAATCCTGACGTGGCCGCACTTATGAACCAGGGAGGCGTGTGAGCCGCGTACTTGATCTTTGGGCCGGCATGACCGGCACCGTGTTGGATTTCGCCGGGGCCGTCGCGCCTGCTGGCTGGCTGTTGTGCGACGGTTCGTCGGTTAGTCGCACAACCTACGCAAACCTGTTCACCGTCATCGGAACGACGCACGGTAGCGGCGACGGGTCGACCACGTTCGGCCTTCCGGACGGGCGCGGGCGCGTCATCGCTGGCAAGGGAGACATGGGCGGCACGTCGGCGGCACGCCTGAACGTGAACCTGAACGGCACGACCACAGCCGGTTCGGCCGTCGTCACCGGCCTGTCGTCTACTGCAAACCTGTCCGTGGGCATGTTCGTGTACGGCACGACCATTCCGGCTAGCGCGACCATCGCGAGTATCGACAGCGCAACGCAGATCACGCTGAGCACTGGCGTAGGCGTTACAGCAGGCACGGCCACGGCGCTGCGCTTCGGCATGCTGGACGCCACGGCCCTGGGCGCGAGCGGCGGAAGCCAGACCCACAAGCTGGTCGCGTCGCAGATGCCATCGCACACGCACCAGTACGGCGCTGTGACGAACACCGGATCGTCCGGCGTAACGGGCGGCACCGGCTACACCACGCCGCTGACGGCGACCGGCAGCGCCGGCAGCGACCAGGCCCACCCGAACGTCCAGCCGACGCTGATCCTGAACAAGATCATCAAGACCTGACGCCGGGAAACCCACCACAAGAACCACGCGGGGGCGGCTGGCACACTGGCCGCTATCATCACTGCGGACCATCACACACTTATGGCTGACCAATTTCTGCACGGCGTCGAAGTCGTAACCATCGACGCAGGACCGCGCCCTGTTGCTACCGTCAATTCGGCGATTATCGGCCTGATCGGCACCGCGCCGAATTCGCAAGCCGAAGTCAAGGCATCCCTGACCAGCGGCACCGTCGGGGCCAACAACGGCACCACCTACACGTCGAAGTTGACGGGCGCGCAGGGCAACAAGTCCAGCATCGCCCTGGTTGACCCGAAGGCGAACAGTCAGGCGCTGTCCGTCGCCGTGAACGGCCTGGACATCACCGTCAAGCTGGCCACCAGCGCCGGCGGCGCGATCACCACGACCGCCACCCAGCTGATGGCCGCGATTGCTGCGAACACTGCCGCGAACGCCCTGGTGGGCACCGCCAGCACGGGCGCATCGTCCGGCGCGGGCGTCGTCGCCGCACTGTCGAAAACGTACCTGTCGGGCGGCATCGACGATGCGTTCCCGCTGAACACGCCCGTGCTGGTCGCGGGCTCGCGCGTCGCCGCCGCCAAGCTGGGCACCGCCGGCACGCTGCCGGACGCCATGGATTCGATTTTCGACCAGGCCGGCGCGGTCGTCGTCGTCGTGCGCGTCGCTGCCGGTGTGGACGACGCGGCCACCACTGCCAACATCGTGGGCGGCGTGAACGCGACAACCGGCAAGTACGAAGGAATGCAGGCGTTCCTGGGCGCGGAATCGGTCTGCGGCTACGCCCCGCGCATCCTGATCGCGCCGGGCTTCACGCACCAGCGCACCAGCGGCGCGAACACCGTCGTGTCGAACATGCAGGCCATCGCCGACCGCCTGCGCGCCGTCATCATCGCCGACGGCCCGAGCACGACCGACGCCGACGCCTACACGTACGCTGGCGATTTCGGCAGCAAGCGCGTCTACCTGGTGGACCCGTTCGTCAACAAGACCGACAGCAACGGCCTGCCGTACCGCGCGCCGTCCAGCGCGTGCGTCGCCGGCCTGATCGCGAAGAACGACAACGAAAACGGCTTCTGGTGGAGCCCGTCTAACCAGAACATCAACGGCATCACGGGCACAGACCGGGCCATTGACTTCACGCTGGGCGACCCGAACTGCCGCGCCAACCTGCTGAACGGCGCGAACATCGCGACCATCATCCGCCAGAACGGCTTCCGCCTGTGGGGCAACCGTACGCTGTCGAGCGATCCGAAATGGGCGTTCCTGTCCGTCGTGCGCACCGCCGACATCATCAACGACAGCCTGCTGCGCGCGCACCTGTGGGCTGTGGATCGCGGCATCACCAAGACCTACATCCAGGACGTGGTGGACAGCGTGAACGCCTACCTGCGCCACCTGGTCAGCATCGGCGCGATCCTGGGCGGCAATTGCTGGGCCGACCCCGACCTGAACACGCCTGACCAGATCGCGCAGGGCAAGGTGTATTTCGATTTCGACTTCACACCGCCGTTCCCGGCTGAGCACATCACGTTCCGCAGCCACCTGGTGAACGATTATATCGACACCATTTTCAATTAACCGGAAGCATCAGCGGCAGGTTATACTTGCTGCTGGTAAATCTTAGTGGAGAATCGCAAACATGGCGGCACGCGATGTTTTGAAGAACGTCAACTTGTTCGTTGACGGCAAAGGCCAGGCGGGGCAGCTGCAGGAATTCAACCCGCCGAAGCTGTCCCTGAAGATGGACGAAGTGCGCCTGGGCGGCATGGACGGTTCCATCGAACTGGAAATGGGCATGGAAAAGCTGGAAGTGGATTTCACGCTGATCGGCTACGATGCGGACGTTCTGGCGCTGATGGGCCTGCGTCCTGGCGCATCCATCCCGCTGGTCGCGCGCGGCGTCCTGGAGTCGTTCAACGGCACAACCACCGCCGTGGCGCACACGATGCGCGGCAAGCTGAAGGAAGCCGACCCCGGCACCTGGAAGCCGGGCGAAGCGGCCCCGCTGAAAGCGATGGTGGCCCTGACCTACTACAAGCTGCAGCACGGCGACCGTATCATCCACGAAATCGACGTGGAGAACATGGTTCGCACCGTGGACGGCGTGGACGTGCTGGCCGCCCAGCGCGCCGCCCTGGGCATCTGATCGTAACGCCGCCGGCGTCCGCTGGCGGCAATTCATTTCAAGGACTGAGCAATGGAACTGCCGGAATATCTGAAGGAAGGCGATGGCTACATCGACATCACGCTGCGCCGCCCCATCGTCATCGACGGGACCAAGGTCGCGAGCCTGCGCATGCGCGAACCCGACCTGAACGACCAGCTGGTGTTCGAAGCCACCAAGGGCAGTGACGCCGTGAAGGAAGCCAGCCTGATCGCCAACCTGTGCGCCATCAGCGTGGACCAGGCCAAGACCCTGAAGCTGCACGACTGGAAGCGCGCACAGGAAGCCCTGGGAAATTTAATCGGCTGAGTGCGGACTACATCCGCCGCAACGCACTTAGCCTAGCCAGCCACACCGGCTGGTCAGCGGGCGAAATCATGGGGATGCGCACATCGCGGTTCATCTGGTGGATTGAGGGACTAATCAAGCATGGCAACTAAGAACCTGGCGGCAACCATCACCATCGGCGGCACCGTTACCGCCGGGCTGAAGGGGGCGCTGGGTTCGACCACCACGGCCCTGAAGGGTATCGGAACCGAGATTGGCAAGATCAAGGACCGCCAGCGGCAGCTGAACGATGTCCTGCGCCAAGCCGAGCGCGCCGGAAAATTCGGCAATGCGGCCGGCTACGCCATCAGCGAACTGCGGGATGTCGAAACCCGCCTGAACCGGCTGCGCCAGGCGCAGACCAGGCTGAACGACGCCATCAAGCGCGGCGACGCGCTGAACGCCACCGCCGGAAAAATGCGCAGCGTCGGCGCGGGCATGACCGTGGCCGGCGGCGCAACGCTGGCTGGCGTCGCACCGCTGATCGGCAACGCGATCAAGCGTGAAAACGAAATCAACATCATCAAGAATTCTGGTCTGTCCGAACACGACCAGAAGGGGCTGATTGACGCCGCCAAGAACGCCAAGCAGTTCGGCGTGTCCACCACGGACGCATTCAAGACCGTGCGCGAACTGCAGGCGTCGCTTGGCAGCGCGCACCACGCCATCGAGGCGCTTCCCGACGCACTGAAAGCGAAATCCGGCCTGCAGCTGTACAACCGCAACCACGCCGGCCACGAAATCGGCGAGGAAGCGATGTACTCGCTGGCCAAGATCGCCGACGAGCGCGGCGGCGCAACCAGCGCCGAAGCCATGCGCGTGCAGATGAATGCAGCGTTCAAGGGCATCACGGCGGCGCAGGGCAAGGTCACGGCCGAAGACTGGCTGAACGCACAGCGCGGCGCGAAGGCCGCCGGCATCGGCATGAAGGACGATGCATTTTTCGGCGACTCGTTCATGGTCCAGGCGCTGGGCGCTCCGCAGTACGGCAAGGCACTGAGCACGCTCAACAACGCCTGGATCGGCGGCCACCAGGACGCGCACAAGTTTTACAACATGGCAATGGACGGCCTGGTCGATAAGTCGAAGGTCACGTTGGGCAATGGCGTCGTCAAGAAATACAGTTCGGATGCCTTGATCGACAGCAAGCTGCTGATTGAAGACCAGCAGGCGTGGGTCGAAAAGCACCTGATCCCGCTGGCCCAGCGCAAGGGCGTGAGTCTGACAGATTCGGCCGCCGTGCAGAAGTTTGTGTCCGACTACACGTCGAACCCCAATGCCGGCAACGTGCTGTTCCAGCGGCTGTACAACAAAACCGCAATCGAGCGCGACCGCAAGAACTACGTCACCGCGCCAGGCATCGACGCATCGGACAAGGCGAACCAGGAATCGTCCGCTGGCAAGCAGGCCGACGCGCAGGCCCGCCTGAACGACGCGATGAGCGACTTCGGCAACAACATCCTGCCGATGTACACGAAGGCGCTGCTGGCGGCGTCGGACGCGCTGAAGTCGCTGAACGACTTCACCGAGAAGCATGGCACGCTGGCGAAGGCCGCCGGCGTGGCCATCGTGGGTATTGGCGTCAGCCTGACCACGCTGGGACCGATCCTGACCATCGCGGGCGCGGGCCTGTCGGCGTATGCGGCGTACCAGATGCGGGCCGCAGCCGCTGCGGCGTCGGCCGCTGCCGCCATCGGAACCGAAACCGCCGCCATCGAAGCGCAGAACGCGGCGGCCGGCGGCGGCAAGATGGGCAAGCTGGCCAGGTTTGCGGGCAAAGCGGGCCTGGCAGGCGTGGCGGCGTCCCTCGCGCTTGAGGGGGCCAAGGCCGCCGGCCTGCCCGAAGTGGACCAGGCCAAGGGCGAACAGGAATTCCGCGACGGCCACTATCTGGCCGCGTCCGCGCACATGAGCGCCGGTAGCTTCCTGAAGTCGATCTTCACGGGCGCACCGGAAGCGCCGGGCCTGCGCGGGGCAGGCGCTGCCGCCGCGCCGGTCACGAACAACAACACTTTCAACGTCACGCAGCAGCCGGGCGAGAGCCAGGAAGCGCTGGCGCGACGGATCGCCGAGCAGTTGCAGCGCCAGCAGGCGGTCCAGCAGCGTGGCGCATTGACGGACGGAGCCAGCCACCAATGAGCGGCATCTACACCATGATGACCCTGGGCGGGTTCAAGTTCGGCATGAGCACCGCCGCGTACCAGGAACTGAAGCGCGTCACGGAATATCTGTGGCCGTCCCAGCAGCGCTTCGGCGCAGCGCCGGCCGTGCAGTCAACGGGCCAGGGCGACGATTCCATCTCGCTGTCGGGCGTCATCTACCCCGAGTGGAACGGCGGCACGGGCCAGTTGGACGATCTGCGCAGCCTGGCGGCCGACCGCCAGCCGCTGACCATGATCGACGGGCGCGGCAACGTCCTGGGTCAATGGGCCATTGAAAAGGTCGAGGAAGGCCAGGGCGTGTTCGCGCAGGCCGGCGTCGCCCGCAAGCAGGAATTCACGCTGTCGCTGAAGAAATTCGGCGACATCAAACCCGATGGCGCGCTGGCCGCCGCTCTGAGTGCGCCGCTGGCCATCCCATCGAGCATCACGGCCCTGCCTGAGATTTCCGCATCCCTGTCGCCCGCCAGCAGCCTGACGGACAAGCTGGCCAGCGTGTCGGCGACCGCGAACGCGGCGCTGTCGTCCGCCAGCCGGATCACCGGCCAGGTGGGTTCGGCGCTGTCGAACGTCGCGCGCGTCGCCAACACACTGGGCATCCACGCGCCGGCGATCACCACGGCCCTGAACCGCAGCATGGCCGCAGTCAACGGCATCCGCACGGCGGCCGGCGACGGTCTGGACCTGATGCGCAACGTGCAGTCTGCCGGCAGCGCGGCGAGCGCCGCGCGCGGGATGTTCAACGCGGCCACATCGCAGGCCCAGCCCGCCATGCAGTCGTCGGCCAGCATCAAGTCGTCGCTGGCGTCGCTGCAGTCCGCCGGCGCGGACCAGGACAGCCTGGCTGCCGTGACCGGCGCGCTGGTCAGCGTGAATCGGGCCGCGTCGCTGGCATCGTCCCTGCGCGATAGCGCGAACACCCTTGTGAAACGGATCGGATGACAACCTACCGCACCCGCGACGGCGACATGGCCGATGAAATCGCGTTCAAACACTACGGCACGACCAGCGCGGGCGTGGTCGAACAGCTGCTGGCGGCGAACCCTGGCCTGGCCGACTACGGCCCCGTGCTGCCCGCCGGCCTGGTCATCACCCTACCCGTGACCGATACCGCGACCAAGACCGACGGGGTGCGCCTGTGGACCTGATCGCGCCGGCCTTCCGCGTCAGCGCGAACAGCCAGGACATCACGGCGGCCATCGCTGACCGCCTGGAGAGTTTGCGACTAACCGACGAACTGGGCTTCCAGTCCGACATGCTGGAAATCAGGCTGGCCGACAACGATCCCGCCGCCCCCATCGTCAGGCCGCCCAAGGGCGCGGAACTGGAAGTCTGGCTGGGCTACGACGGGCATCTGCAGCGTATGGGCCTGTTCGTCGCCGACGAAATCGAGCGCGGCGGCTGGCCCCGCTACATGACCATCCGCGCGCGCGCCGCCGTATACGACAAGACGCCGAAGGGCAAGACCGACCTGCAGACGCAAAAGGTGCGCAGCTGGTCGGACGGGACCAAGCTGGGCGACATGGTGCGGAAGATCGCCAAGGAACACGGCATGGAAGCCGTGGTGGCGAAATCGCTGGCGTCCGTCACCCTGCCCCACCTGGACCAGACCGAGGAAAGCGACATCTCGTTCCTGGTCCGCGTCACGCGCCAGTACGACGCCGTGGTGAAGCCGGCCGGCGGCAAGCTGATCCTGGCCAAGCGTGGCGAATCCGACCTGCCGTCCGTGACCCTGGACGCCAGCGCCTGCACGTCGTTCCACCTGGTCGAGTCCGCGCGCGAGGCGCACGGCACCGTCGTGGCGTACTGGCACAGCACCAGGACTGCCAGGCGCATCGAAGTGAGCGTTGGCAGCGGCGACCCCGTGAAGCGCCTGCGCCACCACTACCCGACCGAGGACGCGGCCAAGGCGGCAGCCCAGGGCGAACTGGATCGCCGGCTGCGGGCAGAGTCCCGGCTGTCGTTGACCATGCCGGGCGACCCGAACGTGCAAGCCGAAGGCAAGCTGACCCTGACCAGCTTCGGCGACGGCATCGACGGGGAATGGCTGGTCGTGAGAGTCGAGCACGAACTGGACCCGCGCACAGGGTATAGCTGCCATGTCAGCGCGGAGAAGCCGAAAGACGCTGAGTGATTCGCCGTGACGGGCCGTGATGCGTTTCCGCTACCGTGACCAATACCGTGACCGCGTTTTCCGACTGATTTCGGCTGACCCCCTTAAGTCCTTGAAATCGTTGACCTTGATGGTGGGCGCTGTAGGGCTCGAACCTACGACCCGCTGATTAAGAGTCTATTTTGGCAGGTTTTATCTAGGTCACGGTTAGTCACGGCACATCATTTCAAACCGTTGACCGATAAGCGAAAATGGGTTCTGTCTCGCCTAAGTGATTGACCCACAAAAGGGCTTTCACTTTTCGCAGACCGCGACCAAAACCGCTACCAAGAGGCCACCGTGAACGTCAAAAAAGTGACCGCCAGGATTGTCGCCGCGCTGAAAGTCAAGCCCCTTGACGACGAGTACAGGGCGCTGCAGCTAGTGG